GTGTGGTTGGGGTGTAGGTGGGGGTGTTGGCTATTGTGCGTTCGGGGCGGCCGAGTTTGTGGGCGTAGATGAATGCGCGGTCTCGGCGGTGGGGGAGTCCGGCTTCGTGGGCTTTGGCTCGCGCCCAACTGGTCGTGTATCCAGCATCGAAGAACTCTTGGTTGATGGCGTCGGCGTACTTCTCTGCCTGTGGGACGTTTTCGATGATGACTTCGGTTGGTTGTACGGCGCGAACGATGTTCATGCAGGCGTAGAAGAGGCTGCTGCGGGTGCCGTTGAGTCCGGCTTGTTTTCCGGCGCGGGAGAGGTCCTGGCAGGGGAAGCCGAAGGTGATGGTGTCGCTCTTGTAGTCGAGGAGTGTGGCGTCACTGACGTCATTGTGGATGGTGGCTGCTGGGTGGTGGTGTGCGAGTACTTGGCGTGCTGGCTTGTAGTTGTCGCATACGGCGTCGATGGCTTGTGGGCCGAATGCGGCTTGGATGGCGAGCTCTAGGCCGCCGTAGCCTGAACATAGACTGAGGATGCTCATGTGTGGTATCCTTTCGTTGTTAGAACAAGACAACTTCGTTCCTGTTCTTGTTTCTTCCGTGAGGGGCCCCTGGCGTGGAAAGCCAGGGGCCCCTTGTTTTAGTTGCGGGTGATGAGGTCTAGGAGTGTCTCCCGGGCTTCTTGGATTTTGCGCTCTTCTTTCTCTTCCTCGAGAGCCTGTCCTGCTGCGGTCTTTGCGGCGTTTATGAATTCGTTGTAGAGGGCGTCGAGGTCGATGTCGTCCGCGTGGGTGGCGTCGCTCATGGTGGGTTCCTTTCGGTTGTGCTGATGACTGGAGTGTAGACAGGGTTGGATGGGGGTGTCAAGCCCTCGGGGCCCTCCGCGTTTGGAGGGCCCCAAGGGCTTACTCACTGTCTCCCGCCTGCTTGGCCGACCAGGCTAGGGCTCGGCCGGCGAGCTCGATCAGGCTGTAATACGGGTCCCAGCCGAGCTTTGCGGCTCTGGCCGCATCTCCCGTCCTGACGGCTAGATCGAAGACGGTTGGCGCTTCGACGGAGTATCGCATCCGTGCCTCCTCAGGGATGTCCGTGTAGGGGGAGCGGTCTCCGTTGCAGAGGTAGGCCCACTGTGCGGCATGTAGAGCGATCTGGAAGAGGTAGAGCGCGTCGTGTTTGTCGAAGCTGATAAGTGCAATTCTGCTGAGGATGTGGCAGAGGTGTTTCTCTGGTGGGATTTGCGAGATTTCCTGTAGAGCCTTTTGAAAGTCGTCAATGGCGGCCTCGAGTTGTGGGTCGGGAATGCGGGCGTTCAGGTTATGTATTGCAACTAGGGCTGCTGGTGGCATATTGACGCCTTCTGTGTGGAGGCGGAGGGCTTCGAGTTCGCTAATGGGGACTGGGGTTGTGTTTTCCATTGTGGTGCCTTTCAGTGAGTGGGTGTCCAGCCGAGGTGGTTGAGTCGACTGTAGTCGCCTTCGCGTTCGAGGAGGACGTGGCCGGTGCGGCCTTCCCTGTTTTTGGCGACGTGGATGTCGGCTCGGGTCCAGTCGGTGACGCCGTTCTCATGGGGGCAGGAGAGGAGGAGGACGACGTTTGCGTCCTGCTCGATGTTGCCTGACTCCCTGAGGTGGGAGAGCTGGAGTTCGCCGCCGGGGGTCTGCTCTGCCTGTCGGCCGAGCTGGGCGATGGCGAAGACGGGGATTTGGAGGTCCTTGGCGAGGTTCTTGAGGGATCGCGTGTATTCGCCGATGAGTTCCCAGCGTGCGCGCCTGTCGCCGGGGGCGGCGTTGATGAGGCCGATGTAGTCGATGAATGCGGCGGTGAGGCCGTGTTGGCGGTGGAGGAGGCGTGTGGTGGCTACGAAGTCTCCGATGGTGAGGTTTGCTCGGTCGTCGAAGTGGATGGGGAGTTGGCGGAGGTGAGGGGCTGCTGCGGTCATGCGGGCTTGTTCGTCGGGGGTGGGGTAGCGGCGGCGGGTTACTGCGTCGCCGGGGACGTTGGCGATGTTGGCCATGATGCGTGACCAGAGTTCGCGGCCCGCCATCTCCAGTGATGCGAAGTAGACATGGCCAGTGTCGGCGAGGCTTGTTGCGGCTTGAAGGGCGCACAGCGTCTTCCCGACTCCTGGTCTAGCTGCAAGGACGTAGAGGCCGCCGGGTTTCCACCCTCCGATGATCTGGTTGAGGTCAGGCCATGGGGTGGGGATGAATGGGGTTTGCTTGGTGGTGAAGTCGGTGATTTGGGTGAGGCAGGTGTCGTTGTTGACGAGGGTTGTGCTGCCGGTGCTGACTTGGTTGAGGAGTTCGCGGATGCTGGCTTCTGCGTCGCTGGGGTCTCCGCCTGCTTCGATGATTTGGAGGCCGCGGGTGCAGGCGTCGTGGAGGTGTCGGCGTGCGTTGTCGTCGATGAGTTTGTTTGCGTGGACGCCTGCGAGGTTGATGTGGCCTCCGTGGACGCCGTTCATGGTGTCGAGGAGGTAGTCGGGGGTGACGCGGGCGGTTGTGATGGAGGGGAGCTTGTCGAGGAGGAGGTCGGGGGTGAGTCCTTGTCCTGGGTTCTTCTGCTTGTAGTCTTCGATGAGTTGCCAGATGGCGGCGTTGCGGGTGTCTGCGAAGTGGTGGGGGTGGATGTTGTCGAGGTCGATGAGGGCGTTGCGGTCGCCGCTGAGGGCGATGCCGATGATGGTGGTTTCGGTGTTCATGTGTTTTGTGGGGTGTTGGCGGGGGCCTGCTGGTGTTGCAGGCCCCCGCGGGCGGTTACGGTACGTCGTAGGTGGAGGAGAGCGGGACCATGTCGATGGTCACCGTGACTCGATTGTCGTCTCCGCGCTCGCCGATTTCGATCTTCGGCACTAGCGGGTCATTCGTACTCATCTGCTGCCGTATTGGGGATGTGAGCGAGTAGCTTCTGGATGACTTCGCATTGGAATCTGGTGAGCTTGGCACCCATGAATGCGTGTCGCAGGGCTACGAGTTCTCCAGCGGGGATGATTGTTATCTCTTCCCATCCGGTGATTGAGTCGTCGGCGAAGTTGGGGAGAATGTTGAGTCCGGCGCTTTCCCCGGTGAGGATTGTGTATCCGTCTTGAGGTCGGCCTGGGGTTGTGGTGGTTGCGATGGCGTCGCGGACGTCTTTGCATCCTGTGGTGGCGTTTTTGATGATGATGATTGGTGAGGTGGGCCAGGGCATTTTGTTAGCTTTCCGTGATGTGGTTGGCGATGCGGATGATGTCGATGAGGAGCATTGAGAGGACTCGTGGGTCGTTTGTTCTCAGTGCTCGCGCGACATGTTTGTATGTGCTCACGTTGGGGGCGATATGTGTAAGCCCCTTGTTGGTGGGGCCTGCGTATTGGAGTGCGGTGAAGGTTTCGTCGACCATGGGTGGCTGCTTTCGTGTTAGTCGGTGACGAACTGGTGGTTGGCGGAGATGGTGGCGCAGGCGGCTTCGTAGGCGAGGTTTGCGAACGTTCGCTCGATTTCAGATCTCAGGTAGGCGGTGTTCTGAGGCGAGATTTTGTTGGGCCACCATTCCATCAGGTCGCCTGTGGCGACGTAGAGGGATTGGATTCGGTCGGCTGGGGGCACGTCTTTGTCTAGCTTGTCGAGTGGGTGCTGGGTGAGGCTCCAGAACCAGAGTGCGCCTTCGGTGACGATGAGTTCGATCGCATCTTCGGTGGTGTGATCGAGGTTCTTAAGTTCGGTGATGCAGATGCTGATGATGTTTGCGGCGTTGTGCTTGATGCTATCTGCTGTGATGATCTTGTTTGACGGGTCGACCTGCTTGGTGGTGGCTGCGATCTCCCAGCAGAGGTCGCTTATGTTGCCTGTGAGGATGATGAGTTTGTCTGTGGGGCTGCCATTGTTGTAGTTGTGTGGCATCCCCGCCTTGTAAGCTTCGCGCAGGGTTTTGATGAAAGCGTCGATGTAGTCGATGTCGCTCATGGTGGGTTCCTTTCGGTTGTGCTGATGACTGGAGTGTAGACAGGGTTGGATGGGGGTGTCAAGCCCTGCCGCAGAAGCGGTCGATCTTGGCGGCCCACTCAGGCCATGCCGGGTCTGAGGGGAGTCCCATGAACGGCTTCCAGTAGTTGATGTACAGGTTGGGGTCGATACCTGCGTCGATGCAGGCGTACCCGAAGTCGTCTCGGGTGACCGGCTTGCCAGTGTTGGGGTTGATGGCTGGGGCGAGGTTCCCTGTGGTGGGTGCAGACATGCTCGCCTCCGCCGCCCATGCACCATCTGCATACGAGTTGCCGTTGGCGCACCACGTTCTCCAGCTGGCATCCCAGTTGCTTCGCTTAGTGCCCTTGGAGAGGTGATAGTCACGGAACTTCTCGATCTCGATGTCGATGGGCATGGAGGGGTAGCGCTCACTGGTGTGGGCGAGGGCTTTCTCGCTGGGTTGCCAGTCTTCGGGGATTGTGGTGTTGCGGATGGTTTTCGTGACCTTCTTGGTGGCCTCAGGGGCGCGCTCGAGAGGCTCATCTCCCCATAGGTGCGGGTTGTTTTCGCGACTTGAAGGGAAGTTGCGGGCGCCGTCGCCTGCGTCGGCGATGCGGTCGTAGTCGCTGCGACACTCCTCTGTGAGTGCTGAGCGCCAGTCTACGTAGATGATTGAGGTGAGGCGCTCTCCGCCACTGAATCGCGCCTCGCGGACGATGAGTCCCTTGTTCTCCAATGAGGCGAGAGCCTTCTTGGTGGCGTCTTCGCTGTAGTGGGCTCGGGCCGCGATGCGAGCCACCTCAGCGTGGATCTGCGAGACTCCACTCCATGTGGAGAGGGCGGTGAGTGTGTCGATCTCTACGCGGCTGAGGTCCTCGCGTGCACCAGCGAAGGTAAGTGCGGTTAGCAGGGAGATGTACATGTGTGGTATCCTTTGGTTGTGTTCTTAGGGGGCGCCGCTAGTGGTAGGCGGCGCCCCCGCTTTTGTTTAGTTGTCCCAGATGAGGTTCTGGGCTGCGTAGAGGTAGGCGGCGCCTTCGTCTCCGAGGAGGGTGTTTTCCCAGGTTACCCAGAAGATTGACGGCTTGAATGGGCGGCGATGGCGAGCGAGCACTTCGGCCTGTTCTAGCTCGTTAATGACTCGGGTGACGGTTGAGGCGTCGAGGTTGGAGTGCTGGACGATGTCACCCAGGGAGGCGTAGAAGCCGTGGCCGTCCTCGGAGATGTTGGCGGTTGCTTCGATGACTGCGAGCGATTGGAGTACGAAAGTCATGCTCGGCGAGTACTTGGTACCGAGGTAGTAGTGGGCGATGACGCCGTAGATGGGGGCGGTTTGCTCATGGGTGAGGGACATGTGCGCGATGTTGAACATCGGGGTCGTGTCGTCGGGTTCCATGCCACAACCGTATCACCCCTAAGGGGCGCTGCGCAACTGGCGTTGGGTTCAATCTGCCCCGCCACCCCAGAAGCGTCCGGTAACTACGAACCCTAGGGGTAGGGTAAATATGAACCCCTTCTAATACTAGAAGAGATCTATCTACTACCAGAAGAGTGCCAGCCTCTTCGCTTCGCTCCGACCGTCAGGCCGTTGGCCCTTGGTCGTCGCCCTGGCCTGTGGTCCAGTTGGTCCACGAGAGCGAGGACGAGGAGATGGTTCGTTGGCTAGTCACGTACCTGGCTCTAGTTGATCCTTGGTCGCCTGATCGAGTTGGAGCGTTCAGAGACACCTTCGTTGTCCTTGCCCTTCCTTGCTGTATCGAGACGGAACCTGACCTTGAAGACTTCCTTGCTCTAGTGCCAAGCAATGGGTTGGGTTGTGGTTACGTTGGGTTGATCGTCTCTAGTTGGTTGACGCTCTCCAGAGAGGGTTGGGCCTCGGCGGCGGGCGGCGCGCACCCCAGGGAGGCCACTGGGAGGCCCGTGGGCGTCCGAACAGGGGCGGGTGTGTGTGCTGGCCTGGGTGGGGTGCCGAAAGGCTCTCAGATTGGCTTACACGACTTCGAGTGCCTCTGGGGTGTCGAACTGCCCGGAGATTCTGGAGGGTTGCGCTCGCCCCGTCGTCGCATGTAGCATGGTCGCGCTGATAGAGGCCCGCCGGATGGGTCGGAGTGAAGTTTCCTTTCCTTCTCCGTATGCCCGGCGGGCCTCGCCTTTACCTAGAGCCCCTTGCTGTGGTAGAATGCCTAGGTCAGCCACCGAAAGGATCAACCATGACCAACCTCAACACCGACCGCCAGTTCCCAAAGTGCACGCACTGCGGCGAGCCCTACCGGCCCCCGCGTACTACGGCGAAGGAGTACCCCGGCACCAAGCCCTACGGCGGGCGAGGGACCTGCAACCCCTGCTACCGGGAGCTACTGCGGGGATGCACCCCCAAGGCGCTCATCGACTGGACGGTCGAGCACAAGTGCTCATCGTGCGGCCAGAAGATGCGTCCCCCACGGAGCTCCGTGAAGGACTGGCCGGGTACGCGCCTCTACTCAGGGCAGGGGAAGTGCTCCACGTGCGCGAAGGAGGACCGTAAGGTCTATCCGACGGTCCGGGAGCTGGCCGAGATGGGCCACCCATGCATTGAGCCTTGCCCCCTCCCGTCCTCTAAGCGATCCAACATCTGGTGAAAGGAGCATCCATGCTGTACCTGCTCGTCTATGGCGACAAGGCGTCCCCTGAGGTTGACGTGATCCTCTGTGATAATCATCCTGAGCGCACGAACGACGGCACCCTCATCTTCCGCAACGAGGGCCAGAGGGACATGTACGTCTACCCTGGCGACTACCTGTCCATCCAGCACGCCTACTTCGGGGGGAAGGACGCGAAGCCGTCGTTCCTGTTCGACATTCGTGAAGGGTCCCCGTCGAATGAGGGCGTGTCGATGACCTACCCGGGGGATGTGCGATGACTATTGCAGAGAAGGCCGCGTCGGTGCACGAGATGGTGGCGTTGGCTGCTATGGACTGCGCCGCCGATGAGCTGCACGACGCTTTGAATGATGCTGACCAGTGCGGTGCTTGGGATGTTCCGGCCCATAGGCGTGACGCGGAGCAGGATGATGCAGCCATCCGTGTTCAGGAGTCGCAGGAGGCTCTGGAGGAGCAGCTGGAGATGTTCGTGGGAGACCGGTATGGTTTCGATTCTTGTGTCTCACTGGAGGTGATGTGATGGGTGGCGACGGCTTTGTCTCAGCAGTGGACATGCTCCGTGTGGCGCTTGAGGACCTCGAGGAGACGTGGGTGACCTTGCAGAAATGCGAGGACTTGGCTTACGGTGATCCCTTCATTGATGAGGCGTTGAATGAGTATGTGGCGGCCCGTATTGTCGCCGAGAATGCGTTCACTGACCTCGCCCGGGAACTGGCTGGCCTCTACGTCTTCGCCCGTATCACGAATGTGCTCGTGGAGGATGACGAATGATCGACGAGAGTGCGGCAGTTGAGGTTGAGATCGCCGCAGAGAGATTGTACCTGGCGGCCCGCTACTGCGACTCGTGCGAGCAACTGAACCTAGACGATGACCTCAAGGATAAGGCGGACCGCGAGCTCATCGATGCTCGCAACAAGGTCGAGAGGGTCCTCGGTGCCCTGCTCGCCAGATATGATGTGCATGCCGTCGTCGAACTGCATAGGATCGAAGTAGATGGCGTGGAGTAGGCAGTCTAGGCGCCGTAAGGAGCTCCCGAAGGACTGGGAGAAGATTAGGCGCACGGTCCTTAAGCGCGACGGCGGTCTCTGCGTGTTCTGCGGCAATAAGGCGAATCAGGTGGACCACATCTTCCCGGACGGGCCGCACGTGCCGGACAACCTGAGGAGCCTCTGCCAGCATTGCCATATGGCGAGAACGCAGCAGCAGTCCGTCGAGGCAAGAAAGCGCCGCTACAATGGTCGCAATAAGACTCGAGGACCAAGGCCGAAGAGTAAGCACCCCGGATACCTGTAGGAGAGTCGACGATGGGAGTTAAGGGACCGATCCCGAAGCGCAGCACGGAAGGGCACCGCACCACTCAGGCGAGGAAGCTCGATGGTGGCGTGGAGCCCGTGAATGTGGTCGCTGAGCAGGTGAAGCCTCCTAAGCCTGACCCTGACTGGCACCCTATTGCGAAGAAGCTGTGGAAGGCCGTGGAGAAGTCCACGTTCACCCGCTACTACGAGCCGTCGGACTGGATTGTTCTCTACTCCACCTGCGATGACCTGTCGAACTACAAGAAGCAGGAGCGACGCTCCCCTACGATGCTGGCGGCGGTGAACACGATGCTCACCAGCCTCCTCCTCACCGAGGGCGACCGCCGCAGGGTGCAGATCGAGATCAACCGCGTTGACGAGTCTGAGGCCGAGTCTGCGGGTGTGGTGGCTCTCCAGGCTTGGGCGAAGGCGCGGGCCACGAAGTGACCGAGACGCTCCCCGCACCCCGGGAGCGAACCGACACGCTCCCCCTCGAGCTCCCTGAGCGGACGCTCGGGTATCACGCTGCCGCCTGGATGGTGGATAACCTTGTGCAGCCGAACGGCCCGCGCGCAGGGCAGCCATTCATCCCGACGGACCGGCAGATCGAGTTCCTTCTGCACTTCTACGCCCTCACACATAAGGGTTCCTTTGTGTATAGGCAGGGAATTAGAAGGTTGAGCAAGGGAAGTGGCAAGAGTCCCTTCGCCGCCGCACTCTGCCTGTTTGAACTCCTCGGCCCTTGCCGGTTCGACGGATTCGACCGCCATGAGCCGTTCGGGGTGCGCGCGAAGCCAATGAGCATGCCGCTCGTGCAGATCGTCGCTACGTCAGAGGCTCAAACCCAGAATACCATCCGCATGGTCAGGGCATTCTGCCAGAAGAAGGGGTCGCTCGCCCGTAAGTACGACCTCGAGGTGGCGAAGACGTTCATCGAGACGCCGGGCGGGGGGAAGCTCCAGCAGATGACTTCCTCCGCCCACTCGATGGAGGGTGGCGAGGTGTCCTTCGTTGTGGGGGATGAGCTCGAGCACTGGCTGCCCGCGCAGGGCGGTCCGGCCATGTTGCAGACGATCCAGCAGAACGCCGCGAAGATGGGTGGGCGCTTCATGGGCACCTGCAACGCGTGGGTGCCGGGTGAGCAGTCCTCAGCTGAGGCGATCTTCGAGGCGTGGTGCGACCAGGAGGACGGACTCACGCGAGGTAAGACGAAGGTCCTCTACGATGCCCGTATCGCCCCCCCGAATACGGTCCTGACGGATGAGCCCGAGGAGGGTCAGGTTGGGCTCACGGAGGCCCTCGAGTACGTGTATGAGGACTGCCCATGGGTGAACCTGGAGTCCATCAAGGAGCAGATTTGGTCCCCTGAGTATCCCGAGTCTCGCTCCATTCGCTTCTTCCTGAACCGCCCGAACGCCGCAGAGGCGTCCTGGATCACGTTGGAGGAGTGGACGCAGCTCCGCAAACCGGACCGGAAGGTAGAGCCCGGGGAGCGGATCGTCATGTTCTTCGACGGCTCCAAGTCCAACGACCACACGGCCCTCGTGGGATGCTGCATGGAGGACGGGCACATCTTCAAGATCGGGCACTGGAAGCCCGAGAAGCCCCTTGGCGTGGTGAACGTAGCTGCCGTGGATGCTGGGGTGCGGAAGGCGTTCGACACCTACAACGTGGTCGCGTTCTGGGCCGACGTGCGCGAGTGGGAGTCGTTCACGCGTACCGCCTGGCCTGAGGACTTCGGCGATCGCCTGATCGTCCCTGCGGTGCGGGGCGGAATGTCCGCATCCCCGATCGCGTGGGACATGCGCTCCCATGCTTACCAGTTCGCGGAGGCGGCCGAGACGGCGTTCACGGAAATTCAGCAGCAGACGTTCACCCATGACGGGGACTCCGCTCTGGGTGAGCATGTGTCGAACTGCCGCGTGAACGAGTTCAAGGGCCGCTGGTCAGTGAAGAAGGAGTCCCCGAAGTCGTCGAAGAAGATCGACCTCGCTGTGTGCATGATCGGCGCTAGAATGCTGTATAGGCACGTGAAGAATTCGAAGGAGTGGGCGGACCTGACTGCTCCGCGAGGCGAATGGAAGGTGTTCATGTGAGCTTCCAGAAGATGATCTCTAAGTTCGCGTCGGGCGCCTACCGGCCCATCACCTATGAGGGCTACTACGAGGGGAAACGGCGCCTAGACGCTGTGGGCATCAGCCTCCCCGCGAAGGCGCGCGTCCTGGAGATTCAGGCCCCGTTCGCCAAGATGGCCGTGGATGTCCTCACCGAGATTCTGATCCCGGACGGTTACCGTGTCGCGGATGACGACAAGATGGGTGTGGTTGACCTGTTGCGGAAGACGTGGCAGGCGAACGACATGGACTCCCAGTTCAACCTTGCGGCAGCGGAGGCCATTAGTGCTGGCGCCTCCTATTGGGTGATTGCGCCCCCGGATGATGAGCACGAGTTCGCGTCTATTCGGGCGGTGGATGCGAAGCATGCTCGCGTTCGCATCAACTTCCGTGGCGAGGTTGTGGAGGGTGTTGTCCTCTACCGCCGTGACGACGGGGGCGTGGGTGCCACCTACTACACGCCCGACGGCGTGGAGTTCTACGTGAAGGGCAAGTACGACTGGAAGGCCGTAGGCCAGGGTCGACAGGACCAGTGGGGGGCGTCCATCGTCCCCATGTTCAACCGTGCTCGCCTGTCCGACAAGTATGGGCGCTCCGATCTGCGTGAGCTCACCTCCGTCATCGACGCCGCCTCTAGGACGCTCACGAACCTCCAGGTGGCTCAGGAGGTCGCTTCCTCCCCGCTGCGCGCCGTCGTGGGCGATGGTGCTTCGGACATGATTTCCCAGTATCCCGAGAAGATGCAGGCGTACATGGGTAACCTGATCGCCATCCCCTCCGGAGGTGACATCAAGCAGCTCACCGGTATGGCACTGGACCCGTTCATCAGCGCGTATCGCTCTTACGCCCTCCAGTTGTCCGCCATGACCGGCATTCCGCCGTCGATGATGGGCGTCTCCTCGGATAACAACCCGACCAGCGCGGAGGCCCTGCGAGTGGCGAAGGACCGCCTGATCGCCCGCGCGGAGAACAAGCAGCGCCAGTTCAGTGATGCTCTCGAGAGGGTTGGACGGATCGTGGCGCAGGCAAATGGGATGCCCCTGGATGGGCTGGAGGCCCTTGAGGTGACGTGGCGTGACGCAGCCGCCCCCTCAACCTCCGCGCAGATGGCTAACGCCCTCCAGGCCCACAGTCAGGGCATCATCGGAGATGAGACGGCCCGCGAGTTCCTGCACCTTACGCCTGAGCAGCTGCGCCGAGAGAAGGCCCGTGGCGACAAGATGGATGCCGACGCGGGACTGGACATGCCCGAGGCGCCCGAGGCCCCGGAGGACTCCGAGGAGGACCCTAAGAGTGAGTGAGGCCCTCTTCTATAGCATCCTGCGCGGCATCGTCATGCTTTTCCGGCGTCGGGCAGAGGATGTGCTCAAGGTGTTCGACGGCCTCCCTGAGCCTCCCCCGGTGGAGCATGTGGGGGACCTCCTGACTCCGCTCATGTGGCAGGCCAGGAAGCAGGCGTGGGCTGCCGCTGCCCTGTTCCTGCGGGGGCAGGCCCGTAAGGCCGGGGCGCCTGAGTCATGGATTCCTCCCCAGCCCGGGTACTCGCCGAAGACGATCGCTCGCACGATTCGTGGCACTCAGGGGGCGTTGTCGTCGCCTGAGGGGATGAGGCGCCTGGAGCGCACCCTGGAGGGGCATGTGCTGGCCGCTGCGCGCCGAACGGTGGCTGATGCGGTGGATACTGCTCCGTCCTCGATTGAGCTGATTGAGGGAGCTCTGGATGACCTGGCGAAGGACCTTGAGGAGTTCTCTGAGAGAACCCAGAAGGCGATCGTTGCGGATGTCGAGAAGATTGAGTCCCGCCGTCGCCCACGCATGTCCCTAGAGGAGGCTTTCGAGAAGGTCGCCGACAGGGTGGAGGAGGCTGTGCGCACTCTCGACGAGGAGGAGCTCGTTAAGGAGCGCCACCGCAGCATGAAGGTGTTCTCGGATGTGCCGGACAAGTACCGGCGCAACTCCAGGGGTGAGCTGATTGTCCGGCCGTTCGCTTTCGCGCGCGTGACTCACCCTAACAAGAATGGCCCCTGTGGCTTCTGCGCAATGCTCGCATCCCGCGGCCCGGCGTATAAGACGTCAGAGTCCGCAGGTCTCAGGGTGGACCGATTTCATGAGAACGATTTCTGCACGATCGTGCCGGTTTTCACTTCCAAGCACTGGGAAGGGAAGGAACAGCAGGTAGCATTCGAACGTGTGTACAATGAGGTTGTGCGCAAGCAAGACCTTCATGGAGTGGATGCGCGCCGAGCAATGGACACGTACTTCCGGGAGAAGCAGAAGGAGCGTAAATGAGCGACACCCCCGCGCCTGAGCCCTCCGTCGTTGAAGAGACTGACGGACCTATCTCAACCACCGACTACCCGATCGAGCCCGCCGAGGAGGCCCCCGTTGAGGCTCCTGAGAAGGACGAGAAGACTCCTACGGAGGAGGCGCCGAAGGATGATGCGGAAGCTCCTGCGGATGAGGTGAGTGAGCTGCGCGCCCAGCTGGCCGCACTCACTGAGAAGCTTGAGGCGAAGGAGGCCGCCGAGCGCGCCGCCGCCGAGCTCTCCGAGAAGGAGGCTCTCCTCTCTAAGGCCAACATTCCGGCCCGCTTCGCCTCATTCCTCACCGGAGACAAAGACTCGTGGCAGGAGCAGGTAGACGCCCTCGCCACGCTGCGCGAGCAGGCAGACGCTACGCCCGCGCCTTCAATCCCCCGCGACCCTGCGGTGGATGCAGACCTTGAGACCGAGGATGGCGACCTGAGTGAGGCGCTCGGGTTCTTCGGCCTCGCAGACCAGTAAGGAGGGCATATGCCTGCACCCGCGTACAATCCCGACAACGAAGCCAAGATCGAGACAGTATCCAAGATTCTCGGCGCTAACGCCGGGAATGAGGCAGCGTTTCCCAAGACCGTCGTAAAGGGTATCTGGGACAACGCCATGAAGGGGTCCGTTGTTCAGGGCCTCGCCGGTAGCGTCCCGGTGTCCATCAACGGTACCGCCATTCCGATCCCGGTCGGCCAGCCCACCGCTGGCATCGTTCAGGAGGGTGGCCTTAAGCCGGTCGCTACCCTGTCCAGCAAGGTCAAGACGGTCACCCCGGTCAAGGCCGCTGTGATGATCCTCTACTCGGAGGAGACCGCTAAGGCTGACCCGCTGGGTGAGTACTCGCGCATCCAGAAGGCTCTCGGCGAGGCTATTGCTCGCGCCATTGACACTGCCGTCATCCACGGCATTGACGCGAACACCGGTACTGCTATCACCGGTAAGGAGGCCCTGACCTCCACCACGAAGGTGCAGGAGCTGGACCTGGCCTCCACTGCTACCGGCTACTTCACCAAGCAGCTGTCCGCCGCCTACGACAAGGTTGTGCTGGATGACGCGGACGAGGCCGAGTTCGGTTTCGACCACTTCCTCCTGGCCCCGAAGTTCCGCAGCAACCTGGTGAACGCCCTGGATGCTCAGGGTCGCCCGCTCTACCAGCAGGCCCCCGACATCACCGCGAAGTTCGGCACCGTCCTGGGCGTCCCGGCCACCTACTCTCGCGCCGTCTCCGGCTACGAGAAGGCCAAGGTCCCGGCCGCGAAGCTCCTCGGCATCGGCGGCGACTTCAAGGACGCCCTGCGTCTCGGCTTCGTTGAGACCATCACCTACCGTAAGGCGACCGAGCGCGCCGGTGGCGTTGACCTCTTCGACCGCAACATGGGTGCGATCCTCGCCGAGGCCCAGTTCGGCTGGGTCCTGCGTGACCCGCGCGCGTTCGTGAAGATCACCAGCAAGTGACCCGGGTGGTGGCCGCCGGTTTTTGGCTGGCGGCCACCCCGTGGCCTGGATTCCTGAGGAGGTGGAGAAGTGACGGTAGCAACACTGGATGACGTTCAGGGGTCGCTTATGCGGTACCTGGAGGACGATGAGAAGACCTGGGTGCAGGTGCTTCTGGATCGGGCTGAGGCCCTGATCCTGTCGCGGATGCCTGACGCCGTGAATCGGTGTCGCGTTGACTACAGCTTCTCCATCATCATGCGGATGGTGGAGGCCGAGTCGGTCTCCCGTGTCCTCAGGGCGCCTGGCGGCGGCCTCTACAAGTATGAGACCGAGGGCACGTACACCTACTCGGTGAATCAGGCTGTCGCTTCCGGCATCCTGGAGATCACCGATCGTGACTGGCAGGCCCTGTCTGCCGGAACGTCCGGCTGGGGTGTGGCTGGCGCCGAGATGGACGGGTACGCACGCCGCACCCACCTCCTGGACGCTCTGGAGGGGCCTCTGACTGTGGACCCTACGTATCTGCGTGGCCCGTCGGCCCTTGACTTCGCTGGGGATCACCCCGTCTATGACGAGGATGAGGTGACGCTGTGGTAGGGTTCCGGCCCCGTCGCGGGCGCTACCTGGAGAACGGCCCCCACGTGGTGGAGGTGACGCTCGCCGTCGTCAAGGAGGGGCGCACCGGTCGCCGGTTCGAGCGAGGGGAAACCTTCGTGATAGACAAGGTACTTGTGCAGCCGTCAGCAGGTAACGCCCTCAAGGCGACAGAGAACCGCGTCATCCGGGGCGACCTCACGGATGAGACCACCTTGAAGGTGTTCGGCACCGGCAGGAAGTGGCCGGGCGGCCCACACTCGTGGGTGAAGATCATCAAGGGCCCCGAGTCCCTGGTCGGTAAGACGTTCCAGCAGGCCGGCGAGCCGCTCACCTATGACGCCTCTCCGATGACCAGGCATTGGTCGGTGCGGTGCGACACGCTCGGAACGGAGTCGAAGTGATCGAGACATACGACACCGAGGGTGTGCACGAGGATATTGCCGCCGTCGTGGCGCGTCAGCCTGAGTTCGCTGCCGTCGCCGCGAAGGTGTTCGCCGAGGTTGAGGCCGCTGCCGCCGCACACATCCAGTCGGGGGAGCTGTCAGCGTCGTTCAGCCTGTCACAGGGGAAGGTGGACTGGTCCATTTCCCCGTCCACGGACCATGATGCGGCCGTCGAGTTCGGCCACTACGTGTACCAGGATGCGCAGGGGCGTCGCTCCGGGCGCGAGGGTGCCAGACACAGGACGTGGGTGCCGGGCATCAACGTCATGCGTGGCGTCGTGCACGCGAACGGGGGATTCTAGTGGCATTCGTCGCGCCCCTCCCGTTCATCTACCGGTACGCCCAGGATGCTGCTGCCGCCGGCGCGGCCGAGTGGCCGATCCTCTCCCGGATCGTGTGGCGCACGCACGGTGACGTGGACGACCCAATGAATGAGCTCGTGTGCCGCGTCCAGATGACCATCTCCCGCATTCACCCGTCTGGGCCGACGTTCGCTGCAACCCAGATCAGGGCGCGCCTGTACATGACGGGGCCAGACGGGGATGAGGTGTCCGACGCGAGCGACGCGCTCGTGCAGGCCATCGAGAAAGCTTGGAGGTCAGGAATGGAGACCTCCGAAGGGTGGGCCACTTACCTCGAGTGGACCCAGCTGCCCACGCCGGAAACCGACATGGGCACAACCGCCGACTACATCAACATGGTTTCGTCCCTCCAGGTGACGGCCAGGAAGGGAGCCTGATGGCTAACCTCGGAAACAGCAAGATTCAGATCGCGGGCCGCGGCCACGTCTACTACGCCGCCCCCGACACGGAGGCCCCGAACCTCGACGGCTACGTCTTCGGCGACGGCACCACCCTGGAGGGGAGTGGGTGGACTTGGCTGGGCGACACCTCCAGTGAGAACCTGATCGAGTTCGAGTCCGATGGTGGAGACACCTCCACGAAGCGCACCTGGGACCGCCAGGGTGTCCGCTCCACCCGTGAGGACGTCACCAACAAGGTCACCATCAACGCCGTCAACCTTGGCGAGGACGTCATGAAGGTGGCGTTCCCCGGCTCCACCTACGACCCGACGAAGCGTGCCTGGGACATTGAGCTCGACGCCTCCAGTGAGCGCGCCATCCTCGTGGTCGTTGAGGACGGGCGTATCGTCTCCGGTTACCTGTTCCGCCGCGTCTCCCTGGCTGGCAACATGCCGTCCCTGTCTCTGGACAACTTCACTGAGGTAAAGATCGCGGGCACTCTCCTGTCCCCCAACTCGGGTAAGACTCGCGTCCAGATGCTCGAGCCTCGCACCGTCACCGGTATCGGTACCGCGAAGCCGACCATTGCCACCCTGACTCCCGCCTCCGGCGCGGTCGGCGCGAAGGTCGTCATCGCCGGCGCCAACTTCGATGGCGTCCGGGAGGTGAAGTTCGGCGACAAGGTGGCCTCCTTCGAGAAGGACTCCGCCACGCAGATCACCACCTACGTCCCTCGCGGCCTGAACACTGGCGCTACGAACGTGGTCGTCACGAACAACGTTGCCGCCTCCGACGGCAAGCAGTTCACCGTCAACTGACGGCCGATATACTAGGGGCGCCGCCATGTAGGGGGGTGTGGCGGCGCCCCTTCCAACACCCCCAAACACCCCACTGGAAGGAATCTCTCGTGGCTACCAAGAAGGCCGACAAGCTCCCCCCGTTCTCATCTCTCCCGGGGCATGAGCTGCTCGCTCCCCCGCATTCACTGCGGCCCTCTAAGCGGATGCGACTCACGTCCGTCCTAGAGCCGTTCATGGGCGACAACACGGATGGCGTGAATCTCCTGGCTGTCCTCGCTGACGTCATGGAGGCCCTCGAGGATGGCGGCTTCATCAGCGACCTGGACGCCTGGAACAAGTTCTACGACGACTCCAACATGGAGGACATCATCAGCCTGGTCATGGCGTACGCGGGGGAAGCCGCAGGCGCCAAGAACTAGACGACTTCTTCGAGAGGCACCCGGACGCGGCGGCGGACTTCTGGGCACTGTACCGGATTGACGTCCACGGCGATTACCGAGTGTCTCTCGTAAGTCAGCTTCTTGAGCGCCTACCGCATGAGCCCTGGAGCCTATATAGGGCGAACGAACTGGGTGGAGATCAGTGGTTCGGCTACTCGCATGACTCTGAGAGGTTGAATGAGGCCCTGGATAGGCTAGCGCTGCTGATTAAGGCGTCCGCAACCAATAAGGCATCGCTGAAAGACTCCGAGATGATGCCGCGGCCAACGAAGGGCGATTCGGGGTCGGTGGTATCATCGAGTGACACGGCTGGGGTTGCAACTCTGTTTGCCGCTCTGGGGTGAGGAAGGTTAGGGATGGCCGGTAAGGGAACAGTTGGTAAGCTTTCCGTCAAGGTCGTCCCTGACCTTTCTGACTTCGCTAAGAAGCTCCGCCGCGATCTTAAGCGTATCCAGAAGCAGGTCAAGGACCTTGATATCACCTTCAATGCGGAGGTGAAGCTCGACAAGGAGTCCCTCAAGAAGGCGCGCGAGGAGGCCGCGAAGTCTGACGTCCGCTTCAAGGCCGAGGTAGACCTCAAGGCGGGCCAGCTGGAGGCTCTTCGGAAGAAGATTCAGCAGATCAAGTCCGAGGTGAAGGTTAACGCGAACCTCTCTGAGGAGCAGAAGAAGAAGCTTGAGGAGAGGCTCGACAATATCCGCACGGCGGTCACCCTTTCGACGCGCCCTGGAGACCTTGCAAAGTTGAAGCGGGACGTTGAGCGTGCCGCCGGTGACGTCAAGGCCGGCCTGACGGTGAACGAGAGGTCGTTCCGCCAGTTCCAGGCCCGCTTGAACAAGTTGAAGGCCGACGTGCCTATCGGCGTGAAGCTCGACCCTGGCGCCACTGCGGAGCTGCGGAAGCGTATTGAGGCCCTCAAGGCCGATGTGGATGTGCACGCGAAGCTCTCCGAGGAGCAGAAGAAGAAGATCAAGCACGAGCTCAGCAAGCTCGACGGCAAGGCCACCGTGAATGCCGACCTGGATGACGGGAAGGCCCGGTTCGACCTTAAGCGCCTGACTCACCCCCGGTGGGTGGATATTCATGTGCGCCTGGCTAAGACGTCTCTCGCCCGCGTGGCGGCCCAGTTGAAGGCTCTTGCTGGCGGGAACGTGTTCGAGTCCATTGGGCGCAACCTGAATGACTTCCTCCGCAACCTTGATACGGCGTCCGTGAAGCTCGGCACTGTCGCCACTCTCGTGGGTGGTGCCGTTTCCGCGATCGGCAGTGGTTTGGGTGTCCTGGCGTCCCTGAGCGTGGGGATCGCCAAGTCGACGCCCGCGCTACTGGCTCTGCCGGGCATCTTCGGTGCTGCCGCCGCTGGCGCCGGGGTGCTCATCGTCGCCCTCAAGGACACGAAGACTGTCCTCGAGGACCTCGGTCCCTCGTTCGAGAACCTCCAGAAGCAGATCTCGGGCGCCTACTGGGAGCAGGCCGCTCAGCCGATCCGCGACTTCGCTAACGTCGCCTTGCAGGAGCTGTCTCCCGCACTCCAGTCGATCGCCTCTAACCTGGGGTCCATGACTGCTGCCATCGCCGGGGCGGCCGGCGGGCATATTGCTGGCTTCCAGCAGTCGCTGACCTACTTGTCTCAGGCCCTATCGCTGGGGTCTACTGGGGCTGCCTCGTTCACGAACGGGCTGCTCACGATGGGTGAGGTGGGGGCGAAGTTCCTCCCCAGCATTGCCTTGTGGGCCAATAATCTGGCGGCCTCGTTCGAGCAGTGGGCGTCTAAGGCTGCGGCGTCCGGGAAGATGGAGGAGTCCATTCGTGCGGCCGCTAAGGCGTTCGGCACGCTCAAGGACATCACCGTCGACCTTGGCGGCATCATCGGGGGCCTGTTCACGGCGATGGCGAACGGGTCAGCCCCGATCGACTCCATCGCGGAGGCCCTGGATCGCGCCAACAAGGCAGTGAATGGCCCTCTGTTCCAGGACACCTTGAGTAGCCTGTTCTCGTCGATGGCTACCGCTGCCGGTTTGGCATTTCAGGGCGTGGGGCGCCTGGGTGAGACGTTCGTGTCGCTCGAGCCGACCCTGGCGAAGATCCTCCCGATGCTCGGGGAGACCTTGCAGACGGCTCTGACGGGTATCGCCACGGCCCTGGAGAACCCGGCATTCCAGGAGGGACTCGTTAACTTCTTCAACGGCCTCCTGACGGCGGTTCAGGCTCTCGCGCCCGCGATGCCTGCGCTGGGTGAGGCGTTCGGGGCTATTGCCACTGTGGCTGGTACCCTGCTGGCCGCTATCGCACCCTTGGTGGCGCAGCTGGTTGAGGGTCTGGCTCCGATTTTCCAGCAGCTGGTTCCGATCATTACGCCGATCATTGAGCAGCTGTCGGCTGCCCTGCTGCCGGTGATTCAGGCACTGGTTCCGGTGATCGCTGAGATAATCGCCCAGCTGGCCCCGATTATCGCTGAGCTTCTTCCGCAGGTGCTGCCTGTTTTGTCGTCGATCATTCAGCAGCTGGCGGCGCTTCTGATTCCTACGATCCAGCTTGTGGGGAAGATTCTTCAGTGGCTTCTCCCGGTTGTGATTACTATCTGGCAGTCGATCTACACGAGTGTCTCTGGCGCTATTACCGCTATCAAGGGTGTCATTCAGCTGGTTCTTGGGGTGATTACGGGTAATTGGAGCCAGGCTTGGGAGGGTATCAAGAACATCGGCCAGGGTATCTGGACCTTCATTCAGGGGCAGTTCGGGGTGTTCGCTAACGCTATCGTGAATATTGCGAAGAGCGCGTGGAATTGGGTCGTGCAGACGGTGAGTTCTGCGTGGCAGTCAATCGTCTCCTATGTGAGTGCTGGCATCAATAACGCGAAGTCGTGGATCAGTGACGGCTGGTCGTTCATCAGGAATGTCACAGCATCCATGTGGAGTGGTATCGTGAGCACGGTGGTGTCGTGGGTGAACAACATGATGAACACTGTGCGCAACATACCCAACAACATCAAGAACGTCTTCTCCAACGCGGGGTCTTGGTTGTGGAATGCGGGCAAGAGTGTCATCCAGGGCTTTATCGATGGAATCTCCTCCATGTTCAGTTCCGTCCAGAACAAGCTGTCCTCGCTGACGTCATACCTGCCGTCATGGAAGGGTCCTGCCCCGGTTGATAAGGTTATCCTGAGAGGTGCTGGACGTCTTGTCATGCAGGGCTTCATCGATGGGCTCGAGTCTCAGTATGATGCGGTCAGGGACTCCCTAGAGGGATTCACAGATGACCTGGCTAAAGACATCTCCCCGGATATCGCAGCCCATGTTGCTCCGACTTTCGAGAAGGTGAAGCCGTCCAAGGGTGCCCTGAACGCGATTTCGTCTGCCGTTGGGGATAACGCCCGCGCCGCAGGTGGCACCGTTAACATCACCAACTACTACCCGCAGGCGCAAAGGGACTCGAAGACCAGGGATGATGTCGCTGACGGCATCCGCCTCGCATCGTCGATCTAGTAGAATGGCGTCATGTCTAGCGAGTATGCACTCAATGGGGTAGACCTGGATCAGCCGGGGAAGTGGCGGGTGATGCAGGGGACGCTGCTGCCCGCCGTCTCTGAGCCTCGTCTTACCTCCACTGAGGTGCCGTTCCGCAATGGGGTCATTGATGGCGCTGGGCAGAGGGTCGATACCTTCAAGGTGACGATCGCGTTCATGGTCGAGGGGGGCTCCCGTGGTGACCTGGATCGCAACTGGCAGGCGCTTATGGCTCGCCTGCGTAACTCTGGCCAGCTGGCCCGGCTCCAGCATCGCCCCGCGGGTGGCGCGCCCAAGGAGGCCATTGTGCGCCTCGTGAGCGTGTCTCAGCCGCAATGGCGGTACGGGGAGTGGGCTATCGACACCACCGTCATCTTCGAGGCCGTGGAGGGCATCTGGAAGGACGAAACCGCCATCGAGGTCCCACTCACTGACCTGTCTCGACTCGCTGGCGGCTCCGCCCCCATCACGGACGCCCTGCTGAAGCTTACCCCCACGGGCAACACGTGCACGATCGTCGACCAGGCATCCGGCTCCTCGCTCACCTGGCGAGGGACCATGGAGCCCAGCCAGAGGCTCCTCATCGACGTTGGCAAGTACTCGGCGTGGAGGCAGGTGTCCGAGCGCTGGTACCCGCTACAGGGGGCGTTCAACGCATCGGCTGAGATCAGCATGTCCCCGAACGGCTTCCAGCTCACCCCCAACCATGAGGGGAAGATCGTCTTGCAGGTTACGGGGACTACGGGCCTCATCCAGGCACGGAGGGCCTACTGATGCGCCGCGACTACTTCCCCGGCATGCAGCTGCGCGCCGTCGCCTACGAGGTGCAGGGCGCGAAGATCGGTGTCGTCCCTGACATCCTGGAGATGACGGTCACCACTCCGCGCGGGAAGACGCCCACGCTGTCCATGTCCTACGCCCCCGGCCCTAACGCCATCCGGGGTGATGTGCTGGAGCGTGAAGTTGAGGTCGCCATTGAGGCCACCTTCAATGGCGCGGACTGGGAGGAGCTGCCGGACGCCCGGTTCATCACCCAGAAGACCGAGCACAACCTCATCAACGACGGCACCGACGCCCGCAAGGTGAGCGCCATCCACGTCAGCGACTACCTGAAAGAGGCGCTCGTCTGGTCCGTGCCGGTCGAGGCGAAGGACAAGGAGGGTAAGTTCAAGTTCCTCTCCCGTAACGCGGGCACGATCATTGGCACCGTCTGGCAGAACGCCACCAAGCGCGGTTGGGGTGCTGGTCTCACCTTGGATGCCAGCACGGTGAAGGACTCTGCGAATCAGGACTGGGCGAAGGTCGTCACCCTCTACTTCGACCCCACGATCAGCCTCCTCCAGGTGGTCGACTCTCTCCGCGACCTCGGAATGATCGACACCGTATGGCAGGGCCGCACCTTCAAGGTGTACAACGCCGACACGACTCAGGCGAGGGACCTGACCTCATCGAAGCGTTGGCCGCTCGCCACCACGCTCACGGGCGCCCCCGAGGCGGCGACATGGGCGGACATGTGCACTGATGTCCTCGTGAAGGGTGAAGCCGGTAGAACGTGGCTCATCCATAACAACCTCGCCCCGAAGGGGGTGCGCCGCGTAGAGAAGGTCGTCGAGGCTGGCGGCGTGGAGCTCGAGTCCACTGCGCGCCTTGTCGCCGAAGCCACCCTCAAGTCCGGTGCACACGTCAGCGAGGAGATTAAGCGCGAGTGGGCCGCCGCCGACGTGCACCTCCTCCCCTGGGTCGACTACCGCCTCGGTGACTGGATCATGGTGGAACGCAAGGCCGGCATGGAGCGCCTCCAGGTTGCCCAGATCAGCGTCACCCAGAAGAACGGGATGGTGGTCGGGCACACCACCTTCGGCACCGTCCTGGATAGCCTCCTGGGGCGTCTGACGAAGCGCACGAAGGGCATCGTTGGTCTCGCATCCACCTCAGGCAGTGGCGTGCGCCCTAGTCAGCCGACGAGTAAGTACTGGCCGCTCCCGCCGCAGGGGCTCACGGGCTCCAGTCGCGCTGTCACCAACTCGGAGGGGTGGGTGCGCGCCCTCGTTGACCTCCAGTGGGGGCGCGTGGAGACTGACACCCTCGGTAACGCTGTCGATGTTGTCTCCTATGAGGTCGCATGGCAGCTGTCCATGTTCGGGACAAGTATCGCGGGCTCCATGGTTGTGCGCGGCGCCGACACGACGAAGGCCACCGTGGGGCCCTTACTCCCTGGGACGGAGTACCGGTTCTCGGTGCGCGCGCAGAGCGCTAACGCAACGGGCGCATGGTCGCAGCCCCTCATCTTGACTACAGAGTCAGACAGGGAGCCGCCTCCGGTGCCGTCGAAGCCCGTCCTCTCCCAGTCCCTAGGGGTCCTCCAGGTGTGGTGGGACTACTCGGGCCAGAATGGACAGAACATGCCTGCCGACTTCGCTGGCGTTGAGGTTTCCGTGCAGCACCCCGGCCGCCCCCCGGCGAAGTTCGCGGACATGATTACCCCCATGCAGCGCACCTCCATTGCGGGCCTGGAGATCAGGGACTATGAGGTGTGCCTACGCGCCTATGACCGGGCAGGCAATAAGTCGGAGTGGGGGCCTAAGGCGACCATTACGCTCGAGCAGTCCATCGACACGAACGCGATCGTCCGGTCTGTTGAGGAGAAGATCGCGGCCAGTGATGTTCTCCAGAGGGCGGCTCGCGCCGAAGCATTGAAGGAGACGCAGAAGCTCTCTGAGGCTATGACGCAGGTTGCGGTATCCTTGGTGGAGACAGGGCCATACCCGCCAGATAAGGGTGTTGTTGACAAGTCGCAGTGGGTGTCTCCGGATGCTCGCGTGTTCACGTTGAGGAAGAAGGGAGACTGACATGCCGTATCAGGGCAATGTGTGGAAGGATGGCCCGGATGGGCGCACCCCCATTACGGCGGCGAAGCTCACCAAGATGGAGGATGGTATTACCTCTGCGCAGTTGGAGGCGGAGAGGGCGTCTGAGTCCGCGGGCGTGGCTCGCGGGGCACTCCAGAGCGTCAACAACTCCTACCTGTCTATCGTGGATGCGATTGTCCCCATTGGAGCAGTGCTCCCCTTCTACGGGTCCCGGCCGCCGAAGAACTGGCTCCTGTGCTACGGGCAGGAGGTGAGCCGCACCGAGTACAAGGCCCTGTTCGACGCGATCGGAACCGTCGCTGGCAGCGGCAATGGGTCAACCACGTTCAACGTCCCAGACCTCAAGGGCAAGGTCATCTACGGTCAGGGGAGCACTGACGCGCTTGTCACTGGCTCGACCGTCGGCGAGACCCACCACACTCTCACCGTAAACGAGATGCCGTCCCACGGACACGAACTCGTTGACTCCAACAACCAGGGCTCAAACTGGCGGGCCGGTAAAGCGAAGACCGACATCGGCTGGGACGACGCCTCCGGTAATGGCTACACCTACGCCATGTCCACAGGCACAACAGTGGCTGATCGTCGCCCCTACGCGAAGAACGTTGGTGGCGGACAGCCATTCCCCATCCGCCCCCGCGGTTCGGTCGCCTCCATGATTATCCGCGCGAAGTGAGGTGAATCGTGGCTGAGATCAAGGACGAGTACATCCAGTGGCCCGGTCCGGCCACATTCCCCGCAGAGACCACATTCCCCGCCTACGACAGGTCGGCCGACGGGAACACGACCGTCCACTCCCACAAGGGATGGGAGTGGGTCGAGTCCGACAACCCGTTCCAGAAGGCTGCCGCCTCACTCGCGCAGTCCACGATCGAGGCGTCTATCCGCCGCATGCGCACCGTGTTCGGGAAGGTCTTCTACCAGAAGGGGAACTCCACAGATAAGCCCGACTTCCCGGGCGAGACCTATGGCGACACGGCCCGCATCCAGGACCCCTCCACCCTCGATATCGTGGCGGAGTGGAAGTGGAATGGCTTCGACTGGGAGCGCGCTCGTGTTTCTGGTGAGCAGATCAGCAACCTGGATGTGGGCCGCCTGACCGCAGGGTCCGCGGCCATCAATGACCTCGCCGCTAGGCGAATCGCCGGTGATATTGGCAAGTTCCTCCAGCTCACCACAGACCAGCTCACCGTCACCGGTAACGCGTCGTTCGTCGACCTCACGGCGAAGCATGTGTGGACTCGCATCATCAATGCCAGGAGTGGCGAGTTTGAGAAGATCAAGGCGGGGATGCTTGCCGCGAATTCAGTGACTGCGGACAATCTGCGTGCCGGGGCTATTGACGGCCAGGTCATCACGGGCGCCTCTATTCAGACTGACCGTCAGAACAGTCGCGGATTGAAGATCGACAACAGTGGGATGCGCGTCTACTCCAGTTCTGGGTGGAAGTCGCTCGACATTAACGCTCATACCGGTGAAATCATCATTGATGGGCGCATTGGACGCCGGGATAGCTGGTCGGAAACCTACTTCAATGACATTGTGTGGTCATCCACAAACTCTGATGTCGGCCGTGATGGCAACAAGATCGGCGTGGGCCTGTCGTTCAACTCGCTGGAGGACGACTGGTGGGATGGTGCGCTCTTCATGTCGAAGTCCGCTCAAGGTACCCCCTCCCTCAAGTTGCACTCCCCTCTCAGGAAGACGGGGCAGAACGATAAGGACACTACTCGCCCGTATATTTCTGTTAGTACGGACGGCGTTAACTTGTATACCGGCTCGGATAATGGTACCACATATGCCACGCTCGCCCTCAGTAAGTATGGCTTCAATGTGCGTGCAGACAAATCGTCTATTACCATCAATGATGGCGGCATTCTGTACTGGAAGGATAACAAGATTTCAACCGGAGTAGACTATGACTCTGCCTGGTTGAAGCCATTGAAGTACGTCGACGACCCTAAGACAGGGTTCTATATCACCCCATCGCAGATCGTAATGGGGTGGAAAGGTTCCGCGTACTGGGTCGACAACTCTGGTGTCCACATGTCTGGCACGAAGAAGTTCACGATGCGAGTGCCAGAGGTTACCGAGAAGACCGGCATGTGGCTGTCGCACTCCTGTACGGAATCCCCTTATGATGGGATCGAGTACTGGGAGAACCTCACTCTGGATAGCGAAGGCAGGTGCACGTGGGAGCTCCCCGACTACGTACCCGCTATCGCCTCTAAGAACGCCCCGTGGATGGTGTTGTGCACTTCCGGTAGGGGGCG